ACCCAGCAAATTGCCTAGGCCATCTCTCATCTCTGTGTCTGCTGTGATGGCATCTGTGGTTTGTACTGGTGTGAATTGTATCAGTCCTGAAACTGCTGAAAAAGGTCCAACTGTGGTTGAATTAATCCCTCTCACTTTGAACACATAACTGTCTTCTGCCAAAGCATCATAGTCTAGAGTGACTGTGGTACCTGAAGTGAACACTCCTCCATTGGCAGGTTTTTGTGTAGCAATCAATTGATATGATCTGTTGGCTTCTGACAAACCTGTGTCTGTACTGCGCCAAAATTCTATTGCTTCAACCAATCCTGTGGGTGCTGTGGTTTCAACTTCAACTCTTGGTCTGCTGTCCTGTTCGTATTTGGTTACTGCTGGTGTGCCTGGTATGCCGATTGAACCTATTGTGATTATGCCGTTAGCATCTGTTCTAGTGTATCTAAACAAGTCTGCTTCTGAATACACATTGGCATCATATTCCAATGCTGTCACTTTCATTGTTAAGGCACCATCATCTCCTTGCTGTTCTTGTATGGTAATAATTCTAAACACTTTGTTGGTGAATCCAAATCTTGCGTTGGTAACATCTATTAGATCACCTGCTTTTAGATTGATATAACTGTAATCTGTAACAAAGTTTATGACTAGATTGACTCTACTTTGCTTTAATTCAATTAAACCCAGTAATTGGGCTTGTATGGGCTCGTTAATGGTGTCATATGTCAATTGTAGAGTGTTGTCTTGTTCATTGGCATTTCTATCTGCGTCAGGTATTTCAATGGTTACGAAGTCTGCTGAATCTCTCAATTCTCTGTGTGGAAATTCTACTTTAACCTTGTTGTATAACTCTTTTAGTCCTGTGCCTGCCACATCTATGTCGCCCAGTATGTTGCTGTCATCGAAACTGGCTTGACTGGTGCCTTGTTGGTTTATGGTGACACCCCATTTGCCTTCGTGTATGTCATATTTTAACCAACTGGCGGCATTTGAAGTTATTTTTTCAATGTTGTTCATCACAGGCATCGCTGTGTCAAACAAGCCATTTATTTGATATCTATCTGCCAATGTTTGTGAGCCTGTGCCTTGATCATCGTAGTTTACACCTGTGTCTGAATAAGTGTTTAAGGCATCTATATCTGCGATGCTGATTTCTGTGGTGCTGATGCCTGCACCGTAAAGACTGTTGGTCATATAGTCGTACAGCACATCGCCTGGTTTCTTACAATCGTTATCTATTTCAAAAATAATATTTCCTAAATTGGTAACACCTTTTTCTCTGTTGTAGGTAACTTTTACAATAGCAAAAACCAAATCTTCCATAAGGTGTGTGGAGCCTTGCCATTCAGGCATAATGTTGGTTGCCGCTGGGTAAGAAGCATTTGAATAACCATTTGGTATGCTGGGTTGATCAGAACCTCCAGCATAACAATAAATTTCTACCAAGCCTTCCAATGATCTGTCAATTTGTCCTGCTCTATCTTGTGTGTAAGCCACAGTATAACCATTAGACTCAAATGTAATTCTCTGATCATTCCAATAAATTTCTTTGAATGTGTAATTAGAGCCGGACGAATCGCTCACCTTGGTGCCTGTTTTTTCTGACAGTGTTAAACAGAAATACATTGTTTGATTGTTGTTGGTCATCTGTGCGTCAGTGACCACACCACCAAAGAATGCAGAACCATACAGCACAGGTATCTTGTTGTCAGAGGCTGGTGGCAGTTGTAGTCTTACACCGTCATCTATGTTGGGTACAGAATCAATGTCGTTGTCTTTGAAAGTTGATCTGTTTAGTCTATAAACTAGATAAGCCAATGCGGCTGTTTGAACCAGTGTGCTGGCTGTGGAGCCTTTTCTAAACCAACTGTAGGTTTTTCCAACTGCTGTTTTTATGTTGTCTAAAAGTCCCATTAGTTAGGTGCTCCAAAATTAAAATTAGATTTTGCCAATGCTGGCACTCTGTCAAATGATTCATCACCTGGGTAAAATTCTGCTTGATCTATTGGGTTGGTTCTTCTGCCTGCTATTTTGTTTGTGAGTTGATCAACCACAGAAGTACAGGTAAACACAATGGTAAGAGCGCCATCAGAACCATCTAGATCATCTTTTATAATAAAATTATTCACAACTCCGAAAAATTTTCCTGCTGGGTTACCAGTAATGTTCAATAATTCACCTGTGGTCACATCAAAGAAACCTCTTTTTATTTCTATTGCTGAACCTTTTATTTTTTGATTAACCACATCACTCACATTGCCACTGGGTATGCCTGATATTGCCACATTTAATTCTTCTGCCGCGGCTCTCAAGTTGCTGGTTGTGTTTGAAACTGATAATAATTCACCAACTCCTGTGTAAGTGACAGAATCTATGGTGTAATTTTTGTGATAGTCTGTGAAAGTGATTGTTTGATAACCTGGTATCACTATCTTACAAAAAAGATTAGTCTGAATTGATGAATAAGAAGTTAAATCTAAAGCCATTAAGCCACCTCACTGAAAATGAAAGGGCCGCTCCAACTGATTTGATCATAACCAAATATTTTGTATTCGGGGTATTGAACGCATACCACACGCCAAGTCACTGCCGGACCCACTATTAAACTGTATGTGCCTGGAGATTCTTTGATTGGTCTGTTGAATGTAATTGCGTTGGTGTCATATGCCACATCTTGAGCCACTGAATACACCGAACCCGAAGAACCCAACTGAACCACATCTCCCGCTCTAAATTTATAACCTGATGAAATGCCACCCAGTCCTGAAGTAATGGCGACACTGTTTCCCACTGTGTAGGTCACTGTGCCTGAACTGATATTCTGTAGATTACCTTGATACCCTGTGATGTAGGGTTGAGTAATCTGAATTGTGCCTTGTTGTGTTCTGTCCAACACTTCCATTGCTTCAATCAATTGTCTATAATCTGAATATCTTGGTCCATCTGGCAGTGTTGCTTCGAACTCCCATAATTGTCCTCCCAAAGAAGTTGTCTTAATAACTCCTGTTCTAGAACTGGTCTGACTGACTTTTCTTTTCTTGTTGATTGATATTGTTGTTGCGTTGTCAAATACTGTTTGAAATGCTGTACTCATAATGTTTTACCTTCTAAATTCTGGCACTGTTTTTCTGCCTTGTTCTGTTACCGCAAATAAAAATGATGGGTCACTTGCCAATAACTGTTGAAATGATCTGGCATCAACAGCATTGATATTATAAACCACATTGGTGTCTGACATTGGCGTAACCTGTGCAGGACCAGTCACATATTCAGGTCCTGATTCTCCGGCGATACCGTATTGTCCTTTACCTATCAAACCACCATTACCCAACATACCCACATATGATAATTTTTTGTTTCTTTCTACACCTGACATTTGATCCAACACAGGTATAATTCTATCAAACACTCTAGAGAATAGTTCTTGTATTCTGCTTCTTAAAAGTGTTTCCAACATATCATTAATTAAATCTCTAAAACTAAATTTTCCTGTTTTAGCAAATTTAACAATGGCATCTTCCATTGAACGGGTAACTTTTTCAAAGGCTCTTCTGGCTTGTTCGCCGTAATTTCTTACATTCTCCACATATTCTTTCATTGCACCTCTGATGCCGAACACTATTGATTCGTCTAATTCTTTTTGTGCTTGTGCCTGTTTTTGTTTTTCTTCAATTATGATATCGGTTTGTTCTTTAACTTTTTTTATTAAGTCATCTTGTCCTGGTAAATCTTTTCCTGCGGCTTTGATTCTTTCAATGGTAGCCTCCATTGTTTTTTGTTCTTGTATTTGTATTTGTTTTAATTCTTTTTCGAAACCATCTAGTCCAATCAATTCCCTGTCCAAGTTCAACTCACGCTTCATCTTGTCAAAGTCTTTTTGAATATCTTTGGCTAATTGTTTAATTGTGGTGCTGTCCTTTTTGGCTTTTTTGGTGTTCTTGTCTTGATTGGTTTGTTTGGTTTCGTGATCACCACCTGCGTCTAAAAACTTTTGATAATCTTTAAGAGTTTTGTTGTAATCTAATTGTTCTTTTTTGGCTTCTTTAGTTTTTCCAAAATAATAAGCCAATGCTCCACCAGCCGCCAATAAACCTGTGGCTATTTTTACAAATGGGTTTTTGCCAACCACCACATTTAAGATACCCATTGCCGCGGCTGTGTTTCTAATGGCTAGTGTTAATTGTA